CACCCCGGCCTGCTCATCGGGAACCCCACCGACAACCAGTGCGTTATAAAACGCAGCAACCACCATGGCGATTGCCTTTGCTCCGTGGATCGCCTTGTCTGATCCCTGGGTTTTAACCATTTGCTCCAACCACTGATCACCGCTCATTTTCCCTCTCCTACAACGATAATCACATCGTCCACGTTAAAGCATCGGCCTAGCCACATAATCCAAACGCAAAAGTGCCTGGCTCCGGCTTCATCCCTATAACGGGTTCTGTAAGTAAACGGCAATAGTTGCTTAAGATACCAGATCATTCTCCTGCTCCTTCAACGTCAATCGCTGCCTCATCGTCTAATAACTGGGTTTCCCGATCCACCCCCTGTCCGTTCACGGGGATAGCAGGTAAACCGATAAATTCTTGTCTAGCTTCACCACTGGGCACAAGTAGATCGGATTGCCCCAGGGGAGCCAGGGCTTGCACGGTTTTTGCCCTGGCTAGGTTAACCTCTGACATTTCCAAGGGGTTAAGTTCAAACAGGTTAGGATAATCAAAAGAATATTCACCGCTTTTGGGAGAGGGCCATACGCCCAGGGTTATCATACGATCAAAAAACGGACGGAGAATCACGGGTTCAACGAAGTTGGTTAGCCGTGATTTTATGTGCGCTGCCCAGTTTAGATCATCCTGTGATGATGCCAGTTCCCCCCGCTCAGAGCCGAGCAATTTTCTCTGGGGGATATCGGTTGCCGCTGCGATGATTGAGGTCAGGATCTTGAATAGCCCGGTGGGATCGGATACCGTATCTGCCCCCAGGGGTGTCATCGTGATCCCCTGGGTGCGGATAAACCGTTGCAGGCGGTGGTAGTATGCCTCAATTTCTTCGGTTAACGCATCCTCATCATCAGCCTCCAGTTTTGACCCCTCATCGATATTAAAAACCATGCCGCGATCCATAATCTGCCAAAAAATCTCGGACGCTCCACCAACCACCTTCATGATGTCATACAGGTTGTTGATCACCCGCTCGAGCCGGGGCATGCCCTTAATTTCTGAGATAGTGGGGTTTTCAACCACGTGTATACAGCGGCTGTGATGAACCTCAACCCCACCCGCATTTTCAACTATCGTGGCAGTGTAGTTTTTAACCAAGCCGAACCGGGGATCGCTCGGCTCCTTAACCGTTTCCCTGATCTGTATCTGGCCTTCTGATAGTGGCTTAAGATAGATCACGGCTTCCTCTCCCAGTGGGGCTTCAACTGGCTCTGATAGTTGGGCAGCGCCGGAGAACCCGATCAGGAGCACCCCGTATTGCCCGATCCCTGTTAGGATATCCGTGCGATTCAACCTTTCCCACATTCGGTAACGTTTGGCAAAAACGTTAACGGCCTTCGTGAAATCAGTATCCTTGTCCCCTGTCTCTACATCGGCTCCGTCAATCACACCAGGGGCGGTTCTCCAGCTATCGTCGGCGGGCATTTCGATAACCTTAGCCCCTAACCCATCCCGCTTGAAGATCCCATGATAAGTGTCAAAGTCAGGTTCCAGGGGCCAACCTAATTCTTCGTAATAATCACGAGCACCCCCAAACGCTTTGCCCAGTTTTGAGGATAACCCCGCCCGCCCGGATAGAGCAGATCCCATAAAAAACCGAGCTGCGGCCAATCTTGCTATTTGAACTGGGGAAAGTTCCCCGCTTTTAACCACTTGTTGTGACACGTTACACCTCCATCCTATCTACGCCCCCACGTTCCAGCCCGTTTCTTTTTATCGGTTAGAACGAACAGTTTAATCAGGGCTTGCGTTAGAGCGTCTACGATATCATCATTTGCCGCGTTTGGAAATCCCGCTGTCTCCTCAATTACATCCCAGACCCAGGGGGCGATCGTGGGGTGGGGCAGGTAAACATTCCCCGATTCGATAAACGGGGAAACCGTGTTAGCCCGGGCAATCTTCGTGCCCTGGGGTTCCACGGCAATCAACCCTGGGATCTTGTTCCGTAATAGTTGCATAACGGCTGGGCCGTTTGCTTTATCCTCCACGTATTTAGCCCCGGCACTGGGCCATTTCTCGGTTAGGGATATCACCGCTGCCAGGGTTTTCGGTAGATCCATTTTCTGTCTAACCTGATCGAGCAGATAAGCGTTGCCCCCATCCCGCCCCCAGGTTTGCCCAACCACGAACGATGAACTAGCCAGTTCCTTGAAAGCCATATCCCAGGATTGTGCCTGCATTTCCAGGTTTACAGGTAGCGGCTCAACCGCACAGTCGATACTTGAGCCATCTTCCAACCTAACCCGGACGGGGTGGGGTGGCTGATCCATGTAGCCCGGATACCAGAATTTCCACTGGTATTTTTTGAATATTTCTCCGGTGATAGGGGATGGCCGCTGCTGTAATTGGGCGGCGGTTTGCTCCGTGCCTAGCGTGCGTTTTAACTCGTTCATATGGGTGATTGAAAACCTATCGGGCCAGAGCAGATCCCCCTCCTTAACCCTGGGATCTTTCCACCCGATAATCGAATGAAACCGCTCACCCTCAAACTCGGCGGGCATCTTAAGGAGTTCATAACTGGGTGCTCCTTCGTCTGCCTTTTCTCCGAGAAATCCTACAATGTCACGCTCGTGTAACCGTTGACAGATTATCACGGTTCCCGTTTTTTCAGTGTTTTTACGGCTGGCAACCGTGGTGCCCCAGAATTCGTTAGTCCTCTCCCTGATCGTCTCACTATGGCGATCATCTATTGCAAGTAGATCATCCCCCACTAAAAAGTCCCCACCCTCCCCGGTTGAGCCACCCACCCCAAGGGCTTCCCGGTGTCCACCCTGATCGTTTTCATACCTGGTTTTCAGGTTCTGATCCCCGGCTAACTTGAACATATCCTTAAAAGCCTCTTGATAAAACGGGGATCTAACTATCCGGCGTGATCGGACGTTATCCCTGGTGGCATAGGTTTTAGAGTATGAATAGCAAAGCCAGTGGGTTTCAGGCCTAAACGACCAGACCCAGGGTTGCCACATACACGCAACCAGGATCGATTTCATGTGCCTGGGTGGTATGTTGATAATCAGGTTCGTGATCTGCCCCCAGGTTACAGCCTCAAGATGCTCACAAATAGCCCCGATATGCCAATTATCCTTGTATGGCACGTGCGGTTCGATAATCCCCCAGGCCAAGGACACGAATTCTTGAAGAGATAGTTGGGGCAGTTTCAAATCCTGTATCATAACCTGCAAGTTCACCGCTTCCTCTGGGGTTAGATAGGGGGTGATATCCTGTTCAATCGTGTCGGGATCTAACACGGTTTTCATTGTCCCCACCCATCCGGCAAACCCAACGAACTTTCTCCTAGCAAGCCCCTGGGGACGTAAAACGGGGAAGGGGCTATCATTTTAGCACCTTTCCAGGGGGTGGGCCGTTCAACCCCGGCTCTGGTGGCTCTGTATCCCGTTTACGAGCCTGTGCCCGGGCAACCAGTTCACCGATTGCCTCCACCCTGTCCATATCGGTTAGTTCGGGCATCCCAGTATCAACCCCGTCCCCGGTTCCATCCTCATCCTCCCCGCTCATCTTGCCAAAGTAAACCAGTTCAATTGTCCTTGATAGCGTCATGGATGCCTGGGCTAATTCGCCGATCCTCTCGTTGCCCGTGGGAGAATACTGGTGCCACGCTTGGATCAACCGCCCCCAGGCTCCTTTCAAGGTTGATTGCATATCATCCAGTAATTCTTCGTCGGCCTTCAGTTTTTTATCGAGCAAGGATTGTCGGATCGTATCATCCCAAGAGGTTGCCCGTTCATCCCAGGTGGGGATCGGCAATACCTTAACCCCACCCGATGGCTCGATCAACCGATAGTATTTCCGGTTTCCTTTTGTATCCTTGCCCAGTGCCCACCGCCGCCAGTTGGACGGGGCTTGCCGCTTATCCGTTTTTCCCGGTTGCATCTGGGGGTTAGCATTACGATAGGCTCCGGTGACAGACCGTGGGGTTGCCTGGGGGAAGTAGTATAGAAAAAATGATTCGTACGCCTTCGGGGTGTCATACGGCTGCATTTCCCAGGGTTGTGAATCATGGGCTACCAGGGGCAACCGTTTTATATCAGCCATGTGATCACCTGGGGAGAGGCTTTGTCACTCTCTGAGAAACCTAAGAAGTCCGAGAACCTGGTAGACACTGGGGAACTTTCCCCGCTTTACTTAACCAGGGATAGAAACTCGGCCCTCAGGTTGGCATCGTGTCTAAACGCTCCGTTCATCACGCTGGTTTGCATCAGCCCGGGGGTTTTAATCCCCCGCATAACCATACACAAGTGCTCACCCTGTAAGTAAACTGCAACGTCACTTGAGCCTGATAGGGCTTCAATCTGTATAGCGATCTGACGAGTCATCCGTTCCTGAATCTGGA